ATCGAGATCAGGCGGCGATATCTTTAGCGGGTTTGGCGTTCCGTTGGCCTGCACCACTGAGTTATCGTCAGCCACCCAGATCAGCGACGACCCGAACCCGTCCTCATGTCCTGCGATCGCATAGGGGCTCAACAGACCGCGCTGCAGCACGTAGGAGCGCGTAAACGGAAAGCCTGTCGGATTGGCCGTGTTGGCATAGACCTCACCGAAATTCGGCCCAAGCGCATAATACTGGCCGTTGAACGGAAGACCTCGGCTCAGTCCACCTGGCTTTGATTGCGCTTTCGTTTTATCCAGCGTCGAGATCGTGACATCGTTCAGGCCCGATGCCTGCAGCGTTCCATCTCCCGACGTGAAGATGAAATAGCCATCCATGAAGCCAACGCTGTTCGGGGCGCCGACGTCAGTATCCGCAAAGCTGGACACTGCCGCAGTCGTGACCGTGAATGCCCCCGTCCCCGGCGCCACGCAAACCACATCAGGCGTCGTCTTGTTGTTGCGCGCCCAGAAGACCTTTTCCGTTCCGGTCAAACTGCCGGTCAGGAGCGTTTCAACAGCCGCCGAATCGAAGCGTGAGACCTTGCCGGACCATGCCGCATACAGCGTGTTATCGACCAGAAGAGCCCCACGAAACCCGGTCTGGCCCGATGTTCCGAACAGCGCCAAACCCGGACATTTCCGCCATACCACGGGTGGAGGTGCGGTCTTCTTGTCGGCCTCAACAACCTTGCCCAAGGGCTCCGCATAGCAGTTGATGAGCCGTCCGGCGCTCTCTTGTGGCGTTGCTCCCGGTGAAGATGAAAGCGGGAACGGGATATGCGCCACTAGAAGAATTCCACCTGTTGCGGGCCATATCCGGGCGTCGGCCTTGCCAGCACCCTGATCCGATTGCGCAGCCTCAACGCTTTGGCCTCATCGTATTTGCCGCCGAACTCATCGGATGCCGCATTGGCTACCAGCATCGAAAACGCGATGAAGAACTCATCATTAAGCGTGTTCACATCATCGATGTAGGTTGTGCCGTCAGAATTGATCTCAGCCGCCTCGGTGTCGATGTAGCCGTCAAGCGCTACCGCGTCCTCGGCGGACGGGCTCGCGCCCACGTCACCGCCGGTCAGGATCGCGAGCGCCTTGAACTGGATCTCAGTTCTGCTCTTCGACATGATCAGCCTTCGGAGGACGACCAGGAACGCCGGAGACCTCGAAGAATTGATTGATGCGAGCCTTGGCGATGATTTCCTTATCGGTCACCTCAACCGGTGTGCCCTTTGGAAATTTGATACCGCCGAAGCCGACACAGAACGATGGGCCCGGAGCGCCGTTATGAAGCTCGTCTTCGCCGAGCCATGTGAGCTTTGCCATGTCCTATTCCTTCTGATCGATTGCGAAAAGGATTGACGCAGAACCCGACATAAGATTCGCGCGCAATCCCATTATCATTCCGATAGGCCCAATCTTTACAAAGCCTCCGTCTGGAGGACCAAGCGCCCAAGGCGCCCCTACCGAGAAGATACCATTGCTGATATTTCCCGACGCGACCCCGGTCCCAACGGTAATGGCACGCCAATCAGTCCCGTTCAGTGTAATCTCAAGCGCAATCGAGAATGATGTCCCGTTGACCTGAGCATTTGCATCCACGATTGACGTGGGGCACTGAAACCACAAAGTCGGACCAGGACCAGCAGATGAAGCCGCATCCAAACCCTTGAAGAGATATTTCGGCATTGATCACCTTATGAAAGGCAGGGGCGGACGTAATTGCCCGCCCCTGTAGTGTGTTACGGAACTGGCGCATACTCGACGATGATAAAACCGCTACCCGTAGTAGCCTGGGTGCCGGTTGCCAGCGATGTAACGATGACCGGCGTATCAACCGTAGGCGTTATTGTCGCTGCCGCTGTCAACACCGCAGTCGCGGAGATAATACCCGTTGCGAGTAGCGAAGCTGACGAAATAATACTTGCGTCAGATCCGACGATGCCAACCTTCAAAAGGTTGTTGGTGCCCCAATTGAACACCTGGTTAATCACGACATAAGCACGGAGAACAACAGCGCCGGCCGGTAACGTTCCGACTTGTACGATACCAGTAGTTCCGAGATTGCTGAACGTGATCGCGCGGCGGAGGTAGGCGGTAGTCTGGAATCCCGTTTGACGGGCAGGATAAGTAGCCATGATGTGTTTTCCTTTCGATTACGCGTCAGCCGGAGCGGCATAGAAGCCCGTCGCGATTCCCCACTCCTTGAGGAGGCCGCCCGTGGTCTTCTTGAACATCTTGGCGACGCCATACGCCGTCTCGATGCCGACACCGTTGTTGAACTGATAGTCGGTGTTATCGAGCTGGGTGGGCTTCGCCATCTGCCCGTAGGCCATGGCCATTGCGGACTGACCGCACAGCCAAACCGGCCGAACTGGAGCGTTGCCGCCGCCAGAACCGGCCGACGCATAAAACGTCGGCGCTTGCGTATCGATCTCAGGCACTTCCCGGATGATCACGCCGTCATAGAGCAAGTCACCGTCCTGGAAGATCGGGTTCTTGTTCATGCCGTCGCCTTCACGCGGGCGGACGTTCGAGTTGATGGTATCCAGCGAAGACTTCATGTCTCGGAAGGTACGAGTACCCGAGAACGCCACGAAGTATTCCCGACCGTCCTTGAGCTTGAACGGGCGGATCTTCGGGTTGGCCGCGCGAGCAATACGCTTCAGGAAGCGAAGGTTCGCCGCGGTGAACAAGTCGTTGGTGGTATCCAGCGTAGCCGTCGCAGTGGCGAAGACCGCGTTGTAGTTCGAATTCAACTGACCGAACGCAACGCGGTCAGAGTTGTCCACGACCCAGGTATTGCGCTGGGCGGCGGTCGCATCATCAAACAGGATGCCGTTGACGCGTTGGCCGGCGGACGAGCCGAGACCCGCGGGCGCGGATTCGGTCGGCAGCGCATAGAACGCCTGGACGATTTCATCCCGGTTGAGTTCCTTGAGCCAGTCCGACAAAAGCGGGCGAGCGATGTCGAAGATCGCCGCGGAGTCCTTCTGCTTTTCCGCCTTGTTGGTCTTGATCGCATTACGAGCCCAGTCGATCCAAACCCGCATACCGTAGTTGTCGATCGACTCTTCGTTGCCGGCCAGAGGGCCAGAACCGACCGCGGTGGCGCCGAGGCGAGCAACCAGCGGGATATTCATCTGCTCGCCGCCGGAAGTCAGGTCCATACGCTTGCGGATGATGGCGGTAATGTCCTCGCCCATATAGGGGGCGAAGAGGTTTTCGCGAACCCACTCACGGTTCACCTGCTTGGTGAACTTGATGAGTTTGTTGTTGGTCTGAATGGTCGTGAGAGCCATGACGGCTTGTTCCTTTCTGAAGCCGTCAGCCCAATAAAAAACCCGCCATCAAGGCGGGTCGGTCATCAGGATTTCGGCGGATGTTAAGCGTTGGCAGACCGCCAGAGGCCCTCATCCGAGATGTCATCGTCATCAGCGGACGTAACCGCTGAAGCGTTGGTGGCTCGGGTCAGAGATGGCGGTAGACTGGTCGGCGCGGCCTGTCGCGGTGCGCCGGCTTGGGGTTGGACTCCGCCTCGGATGCGCTCAAGAACCTTGGCCTGGTTGGCCGGGTCCGAGAGATATGCCTCGAAGCGCTTTTCAAAGAATGCGTTGGGATCGGTGCCTACTTCAGCCATTGTCTTGCGCTCACGATGCCACTGCATCAGAGTTTCGCCGGGGTCACGGGACTGCTGCATTCGAGCCCTGAGAGCGGGATCGACCTGCTTCTGTGCAGCCGCGTAAGCCTCTTCGAACTCTGCCTTGTAGGTGCGGTGAGCCTGTGCGAGTGACGATTCCCGGTGGTTGTTGAGCAGCTTTTCCTCGAACTTGGTTTCGAGGTACTTCTCATAGCCTTCGGGATCGAGCAGCGGGTCAGGCTTTTCAACCTTGACCGGCTCGGCGGGCTTCTGCGACGCCTGATAGCGACGCTGAAAATCATCCCGTTCCTGGGCAATCCTGTCACGTTCGGCCCTGAGGGCATCACGCTCGGCCTGCGCCGCACGCTTTTCCTCGTTGATCTCCCGAACGCGCCACGACGGAACTTGAGGCGCATTGTCGTCTACCGTTTCGGCTTGCAC